TACCCTTACTGAAGAAGAAGAAGAGATGATACAGAATCAAAGCATTAATCGAGAACTTAAAGATAAAATCGATAAGTGTAGAGTTGATGGCTTAATTCTTAATACTTTCTCTAAAGAAAAAGGATCAGTAGAAAAAGAATTTATGATTTTCGAAAAAGTAGACGGTACCTATATCCCTGATAAAGAAGGAACCTCAGCTATGAATAATGGTGACATACGTAATGCACACGAAAATAGATTCGTAGATATATTAGAATGATTTACTTTGTAGGTCGTACTAATACAGCAGCTCAAACCGCATCGATAGAAGATGTTGTTAATTACTGTCAATCTAAAGCTGTATTAGGTGTTGATACCGAGACTACAGGCTTAGATTTTTTAAAAGATTCACTAACAATGTTTCAAATAGGAGATGATGAAAATCAATTTGTAATTGATACTCGTCAAGTTTCTATTGAACCACTACGTGAGATTTTAGAATGTCAAGGTATTGTTAAGGTATTACATAATGTAAAGTTTGATTATAAATTTATAAGAAGTTCTTATAATATAGAATTAAATAATATTTGGGATACTATGATAGTTGACCAAGTTATACATAATGGTAGACCTTACAGATTTAGACTGATAGATCTAACAAATAGATATTTAGGGTTAGATCTTGATAAAGATATAAGACAGGGCTTTATATCTTTAGGTAATAAAGAGTTTACTATTGAACAAATACAATATGGAGCTAAAGATGTTGAACATCTAATAACATTGCGTGAGTTTCAAAAGGCTAATGGTATTCCAGCAAATGAGCTAGAAGAAACCGTAGCATTAGAAAACAAAACCGCATTGGCATTAGCTGACGTAGAATTTAACGGTATAGGATTAGACACAGAAGTGTGGTTAACCCTTGCTGATAAATCTATTGTAAAAGCAAAAAAACTTAGGGAGAAATTAGATACATATGTATTAAATATCCCTGAGTTAGCTCCATTTGTAAAGAAGTATCTACAAGCAGATTTATTTGCTTCAATAGATACTATAAGAAAGGTATCTGTTAATTGGGATAGTCCTAGTCAAGTACTTAAAGTATTTAATAAAATAATACCTGCACTCGAGAGTGTAGGAGCATTTGATTTAAGTAATTACAAAGACAAAATCCCACTTATTAGAGATTATATTAAATACAAGGAAAGCATGAAGCTTTCTACCTCGTATGGTGAAGACTTTTTAAAGAATGTAGGACTAGATAATAGAGTACATACTTCTTTTAGTCAGATATTAAATACGGGACGAGTAGCTAGTAAAAAACCTAATATGCAACAAATACCTAGTACAAATGATTTTAGAAATTGTTTTGTATCAGGCCTGGTCGATTACAGATTTGTATCATCAGACTATAGTTCACAAGAATTGTGTATTATAGCTGAAGGATCACAAGATCCTGTATGGCTTCAGGCTTTAAATAACGGAGAAGATTTACATTCTATATGCGCAGACTTAGTTTATGGTCAAGAATGGATAGATGCAGCTGACGATGACTGTGTATACATGTCAAAGAAAGAGAAATGCAAATGTCCTAAACATTATACATTAAGAACTAATGTTAAGACTGTTAACTTTGGATTAGCGTATGGAATGGGCCCTCATAAATTAGCTAACACCCTGAAAATCAGTCAGGATGAAGCTGAGGAATTAATATCAAAATACTTTACAATCTTTCCTTCTATTCACAAATTTTTAGTATCTTTGGGCACGTATGGAACGTCTCATGGTTACATTAAAACATTTGCTCCTTTTAAAAGGATTAGATGGTTTAATGATTGGAAACCAGGACTATCTCAAAGTAAAGATGGATGGAAATTGTTAGGGACTATAGAACGAGCTTCTAAAAATACCCCTATACAAGGAACAGGAGCTGATATGACAAAACAGGCTTTAGTGTTAATACATGAGTATATTAAATTACACGAGATTCCTGTTAAAGTTGTTATGACTGTACATGATCAAATAGATACTATATGTCATACTTCTTATGTCTCTGAGTGGAAAGAACAAATGAAAGTTCTTATGGAAGAGGCAGCTCGTGTCATATTACCGTCAGGATTACTTAAGGCTGATACTAACATAAGCGAAAAATGGGAAAAGTAATGTTTAAAGATATTGAAGAGTTTTCTTTTGTAGAAGCTGATACTCGTGAAGGGTTAAAGCATGCTATTGCAGATATGATGGACAAGGTTCCAGGGATGTGTCCCTGGGGCCAACCTGTCCAACTTGAGCAAAAAAGAAAATGGGGAATCTTCTTAGTTACATACAACACACAGTATTTAACTTAGATGAATATATTAAATGTAAATAAAGATAAGGAACAGCGAGAACATCTATTAAGATGGAATAATGCTGGCAAAAAGGGAACTTCAATTGCTGCTACAGGTTTAGGTAAAACCAGAATGGGTTTGTTAGCTCTAAATGATATTTTAGAGGATGAGCCATTTAAGCGAGCTTTAATTATAGTTCCAACAGAGAATCTACGAGATAACGAATGGTTAAATGAATTTGAAAAATGGGATTTAAAACATTTACTAGATCGAGTAGACTTTCAGTGTATACAGACAGCATATAAATATAGAAATGAGCATTATGACATTGTTATTGTCGATGAGGTTCATACTACATTATCTCCAGAATATAGAAAGTTCTATGAGAATAATACATGGGATAATATATACTGTCTAACTGCAACAACACCAGAAAATGAAGAATATTTAGAATTTCTAAACATGTTTGCGCCTATTGTTTATACTACAGATTTAAACAAGGCTGTGTCACTGGGATTGATCTCAGTATATAAGGTATTCAATTTAGGAATACCCTTTACACCAGAAGAAGCTAAAAAATACAACGGAGTTCAATACTACTATAATATGGCAGTAACTGAACTAGGTGGTAAATTTCAAGCATTCGAAAACGCAGGTAAGTGGAAGAGTTCTTCAGATCCAGATAAAAAGAAATGGGCAAATGTATTCTACATGATGATGCAGAAAAGAAAGAAGTTATGTTACAATGCTTCTAATAAATTATTAATTACAAAAGAACTTATAGAGAAATTTTCAGACAGAAAGGCTTTAGTATTTAGTGAAAGTATTGATTTTGCTACTGAAGTAAGAGATACTATTGGTGACGATAAATGTTTACTATTTCATAGTAAATTAAAAAAGAAAGAACGTCAACAAGTATTAGAAGACTTTGGAGAGCAGAATGAGTACAATATACTTAGTTCAGTAAAAGCTTTGAACGCTGGTTTAAATGTACCAGAATGTTCATTAGGCATTTGCTGTGCAGGTAGTTCTAAAGCACTAGATAATATTCAAAGAACAGGAAGAACATTAAGATTACAGGAAGGAAAAACAGCGATTTATATAAATTTATACGTCACGGGTAGCCAAGAGCTATCATGGGTGAGGAAGAGAACAGCGAAAGACTACAATACCCAATGGGTAACAAGTGTAGAGGATATTAATCTTAATAATTAAAATATGATTGCATATGGTAGACCCTTTATCGCACTGCTTAAAGATAAGCAAATGACGGTAACACAATACTTTATATTATACTCTCATGCATATGGTAAATTAGATATGCTAGCGTTATATATAGATACTATTGAGTCTATCCATGTTTCCAATTTTGAACATCTAGAAAAATTAGGATATTTTGAAAAGAAAGAGACTGCTTGGGTGGTAACATTTCAAGGTATAGAATTTATTAAAGGAATGGTCGACAGCTTTGCTGACGAGAAATCAGAGAATCCCTTCTTAGGAGATGATGATCTAATTGAACGTTCCCTTAGTATGTATGCCGATGAGTTTGAAGACTTTATCGGAATCTATCCCACAAAAGTTACACGCGCAAGTGGTCAAACTTCTTATTTAAAAGAAGGAAGGAAGACAATTAAGGACCTGTACGTTAAGATAGTACAGGAACAAAAAGTGACACCACAACAATTACAAGTAGCACTTAAATTTTATGTTGATAAAAGAAAGTCTACAGGTAATGTTGCCTATCTTAAAACTTTAAAGAACTGGTTAAAAGAAGAGATATGGAAAGATATATTGATAGGACTAAAGAAGAATAAAAATAAACCAAATAAAAATGTGAACTATGGAGGAAAACTCATCTAGCCAACAATTACAGTATAAAAGAATAGATACGGCTTCTGGTGAGATATTAACTTATATGGATCACAGAAGACAGGGACTTGTCAAGTCACTAGCTACAAGATGGACTAAACTTAACCAATCTATAATGGGAGGATTGGAGTGGGGTACAATTGTAACTATAGGTGGAATGTCAGGTTCAGGTAAATCGTCAATTGCAAATGAATTAGAAACTAGTCTGTTTGATGAAAATCCTGAAGAGAACTTTTCAGTATTATCATTTAACTTCGAAATGCTTGCTATGAAGCAGGTAGGTAGAAAGATTTCTTCTAAAATGCAGAAGACTGTTTCAGAACTATACTCAAGTACTGATTCACTAACAGATGCTGACTTTGATGTTGCTAAAGAGTTAGTAAAGCAGGACATATCTAAGTATGATATATACTATGTGGATGTGCCAGGTACTGTTGAACAGGTATATAATACCATCATGAAATTTCATGAAGAGCAACTAAAAATTAAAGGAGATGATTATGGAAGTGTTATATTTCTAGACCATACTCTTTTAACTAAAGGACGAGGTGGACAAGCAGAAAGGCACTTATTAGCTGAATTATATAGAATGTTTATGTTTATTAAAAAACAAATAAAATGTATAGTTGTAGCTTTAAGTCAACTTAATAGAGAAATAGAAAGAGCTGAACGATTAGCTAATCCAATGTTGCACTACCCAATGAAGAAAGATATATTTGGTAGTGATTCTGTGTTTCACGGATCAGATAATGTGATAATTAGTCATAAACCTTTTATGCTAAATATGCAAACATATGGACCTAACAATCTACCTATATTAAATCCAATGAATGCTAAACAAGCAATGATTTATTGGCATTTAATAAAAAATAGAGAAGGAGAAGCAGGATTAGTACTTGGTATGCTCGATAATTTAAAATATAATAGAGTAGACGAATATTATGAACCTGGAAAAATGAATTTTAATATGTAAAAAATATGGCAATAATAATGCATGCAGCTGGAGGAGATTCCGCACTAAATCTTCCCGAACAACAGCAACTACCTCACTTACAGAAAGCTGTAGGAGGTATGATAGAAGTAGTGCCATCAAAACAAGAAGGATATAGTATAATATGTAATGAAGAAGGTAAGTTAAAAAGCTTACCTATTAATTACAGAGCTACTATACTACATTGGCATTCCAGTGACCCTCTTTGTGGAGATGTAGTAATAATAAGAACAACTGAATTAAATTAATATGGCACAAGAAATTTTAATAATAGGAGAGAGTGGTTCAGGTAAATCCACTAGTCTAGAAAATCTAGACCCTAAATCTACATTTATTATAAATGTAGCAAAAAAACCTATGCCTTTTAGAGGATGGAAGAAAGACTTTAGTTTATTAACTAAAGAGAATCCTCAAGGGAATTATATTGAATCAGATAACGCAGGAACTATCTGCTCTATCATGAAGCATATTGACGAAAATATGCCTCACATTAAGACTGTAATTGTTGATGACTTTCAATATGTTATGGCTAATGAGTATATGCGTAGAGCAAATGAACGCGGATTTGATAAATTTACAGAGATCGGATTGCACGCATGGGAAGTTGCAAACGGTGGTAAAAACATGCGAGATGACATTACTTTTGTAATGGTTGGTCACGCAGAGACATCTACTGATTTACAAGGTAATCGTAAACTAAAGTTTAAGACTATTGGTAAACTAGTGGATAATGTAATTACAATGGAAGGCATGTTTACTATTGTCTTATTCACGGACGTAAGTCCTGATGGAGATGGTAAAGTAACACACTCCTTTGTAACACAATCAGACGGTACAACAACAGCTAAGACTCCTAAGGGAATGTTTGCTAGCGATAAAGTACCTAACGATTTAAATAAAGTAATTGAAACAATAACAAAATACTATAACTAATATGAAACTACAAGGAAAAAGAGTCGAAAGACTTAATGCTTTTGGTGATGATCTATGTATCGAACTAAGAGATAATGGTTTAATGAAGTTATCCCCTGCA